AGAGGCAATGGCTTTATTCCCGCCCTCGCTTATTCCTGAGAAGTTAAATGTCGTAGGCACTGCCGTTTCTGTCGGAAGTGCAATCCAAGTGTAACCAAATCTTGACGAACCCCCAGAAATAATGGGTCCGTATGTTGTTACGGCTCCAGCGGCGTCCATTGTTACACCATCCATAGTACTGTCTGATCTGAGGCTCACTGCCCCAATAGTAATTCCACCTGCATAAACAGATATGTCTGTAGCCGAAAACGAAGTATCATTATCAACTGTCGCGCTTGGTGTCGGTGTATCTGTGTAAATAGCGTACCAGTGAAAACCGAAAGAATTTCCGCCCGCGTCAGATGCAACAATGTCACCAGATGTACCAGAAACTGAAACCGCCCAAACATGTCCAAAATTACTAAAAGTTCCCACACCAGCGACCCTAGTAGCGGATACGCCACTAACAGTCACGGATTGCGGGTCATTACCAAAAGAACCTGCTATGGCTACAACAATCAACCTGTTCGCTGTGTCTTGGCCTAAATCCGCAGAAGTTACTGTTATGGCATTACCAGATGAGGCATTGTCCCCACAATAACCAAGGTATGTAGATGCAGCCACGCCAGCAGCACCGCCAGCACCGATAATCTTAGACCACAGCATTACGAACCACCCCCTACAAGTGCGCCATAGAGCGTTGTGGATACCTTCCACAGTGCAATGACTGTAGGGACATCAGTAGCCAGTGTAGGGACTGCACCAGCGTTGTTTACCCATGTCGTTGTGGGCCATGTGATCGTGTAGGCAGTCCCATCGTCAATAATGAGCGTGATAGCTTCCCCAGCGGCAATGTTGTCAGTCAGCGACGTGATGGAGCCTGTCAGAGTAACCGTTTGGATAGAGCCATTGGCAGGTTCTAATTCCGTAGTCACAGCGCCAGTAGTTGCAGTCCAAGCGTAGACTTCTTCGACAACGGTGCCTTCAAGGATTGGCGCTACCAAGGTCTTGTTGGTAAGTGTAAACACACCATCGGCAGTAACCTCACCGGGTTCGCCTTGTGGGCCTTGGGGGCCTGTCTCGCCTTGGATACCTTGAATACCCTGTGGACCTTGAATACCACCGTAGCCCAAAGACGCCCAAGCGGTCGTACCGTCTCCAACCTTAAATTGGTCAGTGTCAGTCTCAAGGCCGAACTCCCCCGATGCAAGAGTAGGATTGGCGCTAGTCCAGTTGGCAGCCGTGTCACGGCGAAGTTGGATTTGGTCAGCCATTATGCTGTTCCCCCGTCAATAGATTGTGCCGCGATGTAGACCGTACTTGCAGAACCACCGTCGATGCTTTGGGTGAAGTCGTCAGCTACAGCAGAAACGAACACCACCGCACTGCCAGTAAGGTTTAGCAGAGACCCCGTAGAACTTTCACCCAACACCCGCGTCAAGGTTCCAGCGGAGTAAGTGCCTGTGCCGATCTCCCATGCCGTACCGTCCTCGATGACGTAGCGCACCACGTCAGTGTCAACCACACCAGCATCAGCAAAGGATTGATAGCCACTCTCGGCAGTGCCAAGGGTAATTGTACCAGTGCCAGTCGTGGCCGTGGTCATCTTGGCTCTGTTGACGAGAGTTACCATTCAAAGAACCTTAATCAAGCGTTACGTCAACGTCACCAGCGGGGAACCGCAGGATGTCGCCCGTATCAATGGCCTTGGAAACCGTCAACGCAGCGTAAGCAATTTGAGCGCCGCCAGATGCAGCGTCAAAAATTGCAACATGGCTGATAGTCCCCCAAGATCCCGTCGCCGCGTCAAACTCAACCGCGCCGCCGTTTGTGGCCGTATCGACAGACACAGTAAACGTCACAGCCTTGCGGGCGTATCCGTTGCCGCTGATCTCTGTGCCGCCAGTCTCGCCGGGGTTGGATGTGAATAAACCAAGGTACCACGACGTCGGACGGGTGACTGCGTCTGCATTAAACGCCCATTTTAAGACATTGGTTTCGTATGTGTTTGAAAAGCTCATCAGTAGCTCCTTATCTTCAAACGAAGGCCGGAACCTCCAAATTTAGCTTTATCAGTTTCAAGAACTAAACCGGCGATGGCTTCTTCATAAAGCCCCTTCCAAATGCCGATGCGCTCGTCATCCTTCAAGTATGGTGCAGTTCGAAGCAAAGCGCCGTACAAGTAAACATCTGGGCTGTGCGTCAAGAGCCAGTTATCCGCGCTAGCGTCGCCCAAAGCATCAATGCGGCCATAATAAGCCATCTCAAGCGTGAGCGTGCCGGCTGGGCTTGGGTAAACCTCAATCTCGCCAGACGTAATCGCATAATATTGCGGCGTGCCGGAACTATTGTTGCTGCCGCCGCGCAGTGATAACATTTCAGCCTGACCGACTGGCTCAAGCTCCGCAAATTTGCTGCTCGTGATGCTTAACCGAATAGGCGAAATAAAGTCGGCGGGCAGCGCAGAATACTGGCTATCAAGCTCAGTGTCCGCTCGCTTCTCCATGCGCCAGTGACGCACGCGCCGATTGATGTCAGCCTCTGCCAAACTGATGAACGTCGGGATCACCGCCGTCAGGTCGTCGCGCAGCAGCCAGTCGGCAATCGCGGCCTTCAACTCGGTGTAGGTCGAGATGCTCATTTCTTGCCCTTCATGCACCGGCCAGCCGCAGCGCAGCGACGTGGTGTCGGGCATCCCACGCATGGCTTGAATTTAGGTGGCTTCATTTCTTCTTGCCCTTCTTGGCTTTGCTCAGAGCGATGGCGACGGCCTGCGTCTTTGGCTTACCGGCCTGCATCTCGCGCCGAATATTAGCAGAGACGACCTTTTTTGACGAACCCTTTTTGAGTGGCATGAGTGCTACCTTCCTTGTGGTGGTATAATGGAGAGTAGACCCAGATTCTTTCGCTGCAGAGGCGTTAAGTTCCTCAGCGTTTCGGCAGCACCTCGTAGGCGATGGGGCTGGTATGCTCCACCACCAGATCGTGCTGGCCCAGTATCTCCGCGTCCGATATCTGGCTTTCCGGCTTTTCCTTCAACAGCCGAAAGTACGCCTGACTCAGGAGTTTGTTCTGCCGTTGGGATAAAGCCGAGGTCTTCTTTGGGCCCAAAACCCTCGAAATCCGGTTCAAAAACTTTTGTTCCTGCGTTTGCTCTGTCTGCATCTGTCCCGCTCCACTTCATTAAAACCACGTCGGGGAAGCCCTTGCTTTCATCCCAACCTTCTGACCGCCATTGACGGATGAGATCGTCAAAGGCGTCCTGCCCGCGATCCTGAATATAAAACTTTTTACTAAAGGGTATGCGAGTCACCTCGTCAAACCCATAGTTTTTGTAGGTTGACGGCAGGAAACCCTGCGGGAACCTTTCGCTCGGAACGGCAAAGGCGTCGAGAACTGTCACACCTTCCTCAATGGCTTTACCCAAGATTGCCGGAGACGCGACGCCCTTTGCTCCCATTTCGTTACTTACGACGGCAGACAACCCGACCTCATCTTGAGATAGGCCCGGAACGGGATCACCGTTGTTCATCCAAGAATAGTCTGGGGATTTCTTTAATCCAAAAAAGACATCCGCGTCGCCCAACTGAAATACTTCAAAGTCCCCAGCCTTCGCGCCCCGAGTGACGTCCGCCGCCGTATAGGGCTCGAGCGATGGCAAAGAGGGGTTACGCAATAGAGCCCGCTCAAAATTAACGGGCGAGATGCCCCCCCTCGTCTTCGGGGTGGCGGAACTGCGCCACTGGTTGGCGACAGCGTCCTGAATCAGTTTTGCCTGCTGAGGCTGCTCGAAGCCGTAATTCTGCATTGCTTCATTTAGGTTTCTAGCGCCTTCCGGCGTAATAGTTTGGACGGGCAGCGCCCTGCCAAAGGAGTATGACATGCGCGCCTCATCGAGTCCGCCGGACTTGTTAACCATTGTTGGTCTTGCGCTATACTCCGCCTCAAAATCTGGATAAACCAGCCCGCGCGCCGCCGGGTTCTCAAACCTACCCACAACGCGACCGCCAAGCCCGGTGTCATACGACATGTGCTCTGGCAGACCCTCCTCTGCCAAGTTCAAGAGCCCCCGCTGTTTGTCCAGCTCAAGGAGCAACAGAGTATCTCCGA